ACAGGCGACCGATCTCACCGAGCATGAAGTTGCCGGGTGCGGCGTACTTCGTGACCTCAATGAACTCGGGCCAGTCACGCAGTGAGCGGCTCTGCGACGGGTGAACGAAGCACACGTAGGTGTCGCCCAGACGAGGGATGTTCTCCCCAGCCAACGTCTCAACCGCATCCTTGATGGTCGTGGGTGAGAGGTAGCCCGGTGCAGTCACCGTACCGATGGTGCCACCGTCGTACGGCGAAACCGTGGTGCGAGCACCAGAAGCCTTGGTCCGACCGAAGGTGAGCGACGGAGCAACCGTCGAACCACCACCGAACGGGATACCGGCCTTGTACAGGGTGTTGCGTGCTTCGATGTCCATCGACTGGGCCATATGACGGCCAAGGAGACGGGACGACGACGCCATAACGTCATCGAACGAAGCGTTGAGCAGCAACTCGGTAACCGAGATCGCCTGACCACGTTCTGAGACCGTGATCTGAATCTGGCTAGCAGCGAGTGCTGTGGGCTCCATACGGGTACCTTCCGTCAGGGTCGCACCAGCATTCTGGTCAACCGAGAGGTTGGTATAACGCATGAAGTTGACGGTGAGACCCGGCATGACACCGAGTTCCGTCTTTTTGACAGCGAACTGCTCAAAGCGAAGAACAGGCATAGCCTGAAACAAGATTTCCTTGCTCCAGATAGTCTGAATCGCCGGAGTCAGTGCTGTATCTGACGAGTAGCCGGTCAGAGACGACTGATCGGCAGCCGTCGTAATCGAACCACCCGAAGGAGCAGGCAAAGCCATGAGGGTATTCCTCCGTTAGGGAACTATGGGATTTATGTTGTTAAAAGCGACCTTGTGAAGGCCGCGCCTTTAGGAGCCTGTCCCTCATTTGTGAATACTGTTCCATCGGCATATCGCGGATGTCCTCCGCTGTCAATGTCTGCTGCTCCGAATGCGTTTCCATTGGCCCAACCGGGGGAGCCGTTACCGGCGACCCCCGCAGACCACTCGGCTGAGTGGACTGCTGGATTGATTCCAGTATAGCACTACTACGGTCTCTTAGTACCGTAATAGAATTGTCGATCTCCTCTTCGGTAGAACCGGAGACCAGATCACGAAGTTCAGGAATGATGTATTCCTCTTCTTCAATCATTCGTCGTTGGAGGTAAACCTCCAACTCACGGAAGCGACGCTCCTTTTCCAGCATCGCCTCCTGAGAGGCACGCTCCTCTTCAATCTTGGCGAGGCGTGACTCCCACTCGGTCTCTACACTCTTGAGTTTCTCATCGAACTCGGTCTCCCGCTTGAGTACCAACTCCTTGGCGCTGAGTTCTTCCTCTTCCCGCCTCCTGAGAGCGTCGGATTCGGCCTTAGCCAGCCGTGTGGCCTCGTCCCGAGTAACCTCGCTTTCAGCCGTCAGGGTATTGAGTTGTTCTTCAAGGGTCTTGACTCTTCCATCGGAGTCTTCAAGACGCTTGTAGAGTTTGTCCTTCTCCTGCGTACGAATACGCTCCACGTCCTCCGCAGTGAACGTGCGGTTCTGGGTTGACTCCTCTGTGCCCACCTCAAACGCAGTCTCTACGACCTCAGTGTTATCAGCAACTTGCTGGGCTGGGGGTAGAACCACGTGATCAGGCGTCACGTTATCTGTCTGGGTATCTGCCATTATTACTTTCCTTAGTTGGTTTAGCGGCTATTGACTAAAGTAATGCTACTTATATTTCATCTGGTCCGGGCACACGACGCTGGGCTAACCTCGCCCCGTATGCCCTCTGGATCAAATTATCTAACAATCCTGCGTCTGCCCCGGAGGCACCTACACCCGGAAAGATTCCGGGGTCCTCTCCGTTAGACGCTCCAGCAGGTGGTGCCGCCCCGTCGGGGGGCAGCATTCCAGTGGCGGCAAAGACGGCCTGCATAATCTGGGCGTTGAACATCTCCAACGTGCCAGCATCCAAGGCATCATCCATCTGTTCCTCAAACACTTCACCCATCTTCTCGTTCGGGAACTCTTCCCCGAGAATCTTGAGTGCGCCACGCTTAGACTCCAGACCGAGGGCCAGTTTGGCCTGAATCTCGTTCAAGGTGATAAGCACATCCACCGGCAGCGGGTCAGGCCAGTGAACGGTGGTCTGGTAGGTGAGCGGGTCGGTTGGGTCCAGTTCAATGGCGTTGTCCTTCTCCGGCACCTCTGAGACAGACGCATCGAACAGGAGCATCTGTGGTTCAAAGACCGCCGCAGTACGGATAATAAGTTCATTGACTCTCTGCAAACCCCTTGTGAAGTGAACCTTCTTCATGGTATAACGGTTCATCATTGGCTGGTACTGAATAGCCAAGGCTACACCACTGGTGTTGGAGATGGGCTGAGTCTGGCCGAGGGCCGTCTCAGGAACTCCAGTAATCTCGTGCATAGTGCGCTTGACGTGCTGAATATATTCAAGCGCCCCGGCCATCTCTCCACGAGACTCAAGGTTGAAGACGTTGCTGTCCTTGGGCAGCCCTGCCCAGACCTTCTTCGGGCCACGCTCCAACTGGCTAGCCTTGGCCCCGGTGATGATGGTCACGGGAGCGGCATGGTAGTTGATGATGTCCGAGACTTCAGCCATCTTCTCGTTCAACTCTCGGTTGAGCGGGATGATGTCCCAGATGTCGCTCTGACCCCACGGGGAGGACGAAATCGTGGTGTTGGGAATGTGTACCACGGGTACGTGACCGATGGCGTTGGGGTAGGTGTCCACCAACTCATCGTTGATGTACTGCTCAACAGTTTCGTCAGTGAGGATTTCAGTGAAGGTGTACACCTGTCGGGTACCCTCAGAGGCGGTTCCCCAGAACCGATACTTCAACTTAAAGCGCAGCAGGCGGGTGCGGTCATGGGGATGATATTCAGGGAAGCAGTGTGCAGGGTTCAGCGGCAGGATGCGAATCTTGCCAGCAATGGGGATGCCAACGGGGTCCACGTAGGGCTCCTCATAGGCGACCTTGACGAAGCAGTCCCCGGCGACGGAGGCCAACTGCCCCATTTCCCAGAGGGTGTGCTCCTTGGTATTGTGCTGTTCCCACACCTTGTTAAGTAGGTGTGGAATGATGGCGTTGTTCTGCTCTGGGGTCCTGAACTGCACACCCTTGCCAAAACAGAAGTTTGTGATGTAGTCCGACATGGTGCGGACGTAGTTCAGGTAGAACTGTGACTCACCGAACTCACGTCGGTACGCCCAGTGGTGACCAAGGTACCACGCCCACGCTGCCGAATACCGGTTCAGTCGTGGGCCGTGGACCTCAAACTCTTCATCGGCCAGTTCAACAAGGCCAAGGGGGGATATAGCAACGGTAAGATCGCTTGCCGACGCCCGATAGGACGGGGACCAGAAATCAACAGCCATGTATCACACCCGAGGACAGAGGACGTAGTTACTACATACTATACACCAAAACTGGTGTCTAGTCTGTGAGAGATGACGTACCTTTAGTGCCAACCTTGCTGGCGACGGCACCCTTGAGGACGGACAGGCCAGCCGAAACACCGGCAGCCAGAACCATCTTCCACTGATCCACACCCAAGTCCAAGACCGAGTTGGTGCCCATAGCACCAATCGCGGCCTGCACAAAGGTGGAGGCAACACGTTCAAACAGGTCCTTACTAAACATATGTGAGTATTCCTTCATCGGAAATAGGGGCTTGCTATCTGGGAGGACAGCAGGTACCATTATACACGTAGGCAACTAACCAAGGAGCAGAAACGTGCCCGGAGCACCAGATAACGTCGTGGTTGACACCCTAGACCTTTATCCCGATCAGGACCTCATCGACAAGATGACCACAGACCTGTCACACATCTTCCAGTACGGGTGGCTGGAGGAACGCTTCAGCGAGTTCCTCAGTGAGACGATGGAGAAGTTGGTCATCGACCACCACAAGGTCCTCAAGGAGATCGCTGACGGACTGGCTGTGGAAGTGACGATCTACCTGACCGACAACAAGTTGATCTAATCGTCTTCCGTGGGTAGGGTGCCGCCGAACATCCAGCCACGCTGATTGTCGGACTCTCGTTCCACGATTGGCTCACTGGACCCAAGCGGTGCCTTGCTTCTTTCCCACCGTTCAGCCTCACCTTCGGCCAACACATGGCCCGGAGCGATGTTCGCCGGGTGAGTGGGGTTGTATTCCTCGGTGAAGTTTGAGCGTTGGAACAAGGCTTCCTGCTCGTTCACTCTGGCGAAGGTGCGCGCCCTAGTAAACCCTGAAGGATTCTCACGGAAGGAACGGGACACGTCCAAGTACGCCTTACCGTTTGATGCCCAACCCCCAATATAGTTACGCACACGGGTCATTACAGACAAGTGCTCCGGGGAGTTGGTGTACTCGGCCACCTGCTCCTTGTTAAACGAGTCCAAGGCGTGCTTCTGCTCGTGGCCCTTTACCGAGACGAATACCCCCTGCTCAGGGCGTTCTCCGGTACGGGGATCGACCGTGAGCCCACCTTCCTCGTGCATCTCCCGAACTACCTCGTCGGGGTTGATCCGATCATAGACGGCGGGACCACTCATGTCTAATACCGGATCGGGAGTGACGATGTGTGTGTAGGGGTCCACGGGCATGTCCTTAGTGTACCACTATCACGAGTATTCTTTATCTCTGTAAATGGCCCAGCCGTCTCGGATCGTGACCATCTCTAGGTTGAACTTGCCGTCTCCCTCTGCGTACTGTACTACTGATAGTCCCTGCTGCCAGTTCTCATAGCGAGTCAGAGGACGGCCATCCAAGTCTGTGCCCCCCTTGGTGGACGGCACCGCTCCATCAATGCGGGCCAGACAACCGGGTGAAGCGGCGATCACCGTCCTCGGCCCGTCATAGTCCTCCCGCGTCATCTCAGCCCACTCCCGACGGTGGATGTGCCCGTAAAGCACGGACACCTTCTCCCGCTTCAGGTATGCGTGCGCCGTGCTTGCCCCTGACCTGACGAGGTCCCCGTGGATGACCTTCAGGTGCTCATTGATCCAGACACACGAGGCGGGATAACCAGCAAGGTAGTCAATATCAAAGTCGTCCAGCCGACACAGGTTGGGCACACTCAGGACGGGCCAGTCGTCTGGACGGGAGCCCACCCGGAGACCGAAGGCTGCCGATGCGTTGTCCAGCATGAAGTTGGTCAGGCGCTCTTCGTGGTTGCCTGCCAGCCACTTGATCTCAGCAGAAGGAGCAGCAGCACGCACTTGGGCGCATATCTCAGTGGCCCGGTTCACCGCAGCCTGCGTAGTCTGCTGGAACGCCGGAGACAACCTGTACTTGCCCAACTCTGGGAGGTCCAGATTGTCACCAACGAGGACGACTAGATCGGGATTGATGTCTTTGATGATTGCCAAAGACAGAGCGATGGCGTGCTCATCATGGGTGGGTTCTAGGGTTCCTTCCTTGTTGCGGAAGTACCCGATCTGCATATCGGGAAGAACCACGCAGGTCTTTAGCGCCGTCTTCTTCTTGGTGGCAGCACTCTTGGGAAGTTTGATGGCGGGTCCGGGCTGGATGACCGGCCACTCTGGGCCTCTCTCCCACGCCGGAGAAATCTGGATGCCAACGAGATCATGTATCTGAGCCTCACCGTCAGCGTCCTTCGTTAGGGACTGGTACAGGGACACCTTCTTGATGTCCCCGATCTCCTCTATGTCTATGTCGTGCCGCTCCAGTAGAGAGGCCAATTTACCGAGGGCGTGCTTCGGTGGGCCGGTGTCCAACTTCTTGGAAAGGTCACTGACCTTACCCATTAGAGTCACCAATGGTGAAGCAACTACACACCTGTCTCAGGTGTCGTTGGATGGTCGCTGCCGATATGGCATACCCCTGATTGGTCAACACCTCGGCCAACCATGAGGAAGAGTAGACCTTGCGTTGTCCTCTGTTCGGATCGGAACGCACCTTCTCCAGCGCCTTATCCAAAGCCGTCTGCTCTTCAGCAGACAGGTCCTCACCAACCCGTGTGAACAGACAACTACGTGGTTGGGGGTTCCGTAAGGGAGTCTCTAACGCTTCTACCAGAGTCACAGATAGTTGTGCATTTCCCACTGCATGTGCTCCTTCTCGTTCTCCTCATAGTACACCATCTCCACCACAGCGTGGGGGAGGTCACTTCTTCGCTGCTGCCTTCTTCGCTGCTGCCTTCTTCGCTGCGGTCTTCTTGCGTGCATCCCTCTTGGGGGTCTTGTGCCACTCCAAGTGGTCGTCCAGTTTCGCGCCGTTACTGTCCACCGAGGACTTGATGACATCAAGGTCACGGGACATGCCGGTGAGTTTGTCCGCTACCACGGCATGGTCTCGTTGGTTCTCGTGGCGGAAGTTACGGATACAGACCCTGAACAACCCGAACACCCCGGTGACGGCTGCCGCCACTA